TTGCGGAAGGATGCCGAAAGGTGTTTACCGAACAATTTCCTGCAGTATCCGAAGCCCTTGAATGGGTCTAAATAATTTAACATTACTTTATAATTATGGCTACATATCCTGTTGTTAATAAAGATACTGGTGAAAGAAAAGAAGTATCAATGAGTGTTCATGATTGGGATAAATGGAAAGATGATAATCCTAAATGGACTAGAGATTTTTCAGATCCAAATACCTGTCCTGGTTTAGGTGTTGAATCTGTTGGTGATTGGCAAGATAAATTAAATAAAAAACATCCAAATTGGAAAGAGGTTATTAAAAAATCAGAAAAATCTGCTGGTATTAGAGGAAGATTAGCAAAAAGAGGTATTGAAACTTAATGGCAAGAAGAAAAAGAGGATCAAGTTCAGAACAACCTATTGGAGTTGGTTTGACTGTTAAACAAATGAAAAGAAAAAAACCATTAAGTAATGGTTATTTAATTGACATTGAACCACTATCAGATAATCAAAAAAAATTATTTGATTATTATGATGAACATAAAAACCTTGTTGCTTATGGTTGTGCAGGGACTGGTAAAACATTTATTACATTATATAAAGCTCTTTCTGATGTTTTAAATGAAAGTACTCCTTACGAAAAAATTTATTTAGTTAGATCATTAGTGTCTACAAGAGAAATAGGATTTTTACCTGGTGATCATGAAGATAAAGCAGACATTTATCAAATACCATATAAAAATATGGTTAAGTATATGTTTCAGATGCCTTCAGATGCTGATTTTGAAATGCTTTATGGTAACTTAAAAGCACAAGATACAATTAAATTTTGGAGCACATCTTTTATTCGTGGAACTACTTTGGATAATTCAATCATCATTGTAGATGAATTTCAAAATTTAAATTTTCATGAACTTGATAGTATCATCACTCGTGTTGGTGAAAATACTAAGATATGTTTCTGTGGTGATGCAAGTCAAACTGATTTAGTAAAAACAAATGATAAGAATGGTATCGTTAATTTTATGAACATCTTGCGTAAAATGCCTTCTTTTGGTATAATAGAATTTGATATCAATGATATAGTTCGTTCTGGACTTGTTAAGGAATATCTTTTATCGAAACTAGAGATAAATTTTGATGTTTAATCATGTTAACTTAAAACTTGATCCTCTTGAAAGAGAGACAATAGATGGTGTTAGATTTTATAAAATACCTAATGAAGATGAACTAATTAAATTAGTTTCTATCACATCAATTACCAGTCACTTTAATAAAGAAATCTTTATTAATTGGAGAAAGAAAGTTGGTAATGAGAAAGCAGATCGTATTACAAAGGCTGCTACAACTCGTGGAACTGATATGCACACACTCACAGAGCATTATCTTAAAAATGATAAGTTGCCAGAGGTTCCTCCAATATCTAATTTTCTATTCAAAATATCTAAAAAAGAGTTGAGTAGAATTAATGAAATTCATACCCTAGAAGGTGCACTATATAGTAAACAACTAGGAATTGCTGGAACTGTTGATTGTATCGCAGAACATGATGGTGAATTAGCAATAATAGATTTCAAAACATCTAAGAAACCTAAACCACGAGAGTGGATTGAACATTATTTTGTTCAAGCTATGGGGTATGGTTGTATGCTATATGAAATGAAAAATATAGCCGTAAAAAAATTAGTCATTATTATGGCATGTGAAAATGGAGAATGCGTTGTTTATGAAGAAACTGACAAAGCCAAGTATATCAGACTTCTTGGTAGATACATCGACAAATTTGTTAAAGACAAACTGGAGTTTTATGGAACCAAATAAAGAACTCGAAAAAGCAATAGAGAGTAAGTTTATAACTCCTACTAAATTTTCGATGGAGATTGAGAAAATAGTTGCTGAAGAAAAAATAAATTATATAGATGCAATATGTCAATATTGTGAGATGAATGACATAGAGGTTCAGTCTGTATCTAAACTTATTACAAAACCTCTTAAAGAAAGGTTGAAATATGATGCAATTCAGTTAAACTTTATGAAGAAGACTTCTCGTGCTAAACTACCTTTATAATGAAAAAATCTGAACTGATACATTGGAGATTGCAAGCAATGTTACGTGAGCATTCTTTCCCTGACTTACAATATTTGGGTGTAAAACCTGATAGTATTGGTATCAACCAACATTGGTATTCGATTGATGGTAATGAGGTTCCCGTTGATGCAATTGAAGAATTAGAAAGTGAGGAAGTGAATGAAAGTGACACCGTTTGAAACCTATCAGACATATCTCTCAATGAAAAGTCATTTCACTAATAAAAGATATGACTTTTTTAGGTATGGGGGTAAGTCAAGAGCAACAATGACATCCTTCAACAAGAGAAAGGATAAGTATTGGTTTGAAAAAACATCAAGAAAATATTCTGATCAGGAGATCACTGATTTTTTATTATCTAATTTTGTAACCACTGAAACACCACAAAACTTATGGATTGGAGAAATTATAAATTCTGGAGAAAGAACATACGCAGACTGGATGAGACGACAACAGAGTTTGACATACTTATTCAAAGAACAATCAAGAAAATTACTATCGGAAAAAAAATTAGAAGAAGTTTTCAATTGTTCGAAAGGTCATCCACCGATACTCAAAAAATATCTAGGAGGAGAGATAAGTTTAGAAACCTTAGTTATCTTCGAAAAAATCTTTTCTTTTGGGAAAAAATTTAATCGCAAACTTAAAGATCCAGTGTGGGAAACCGTCAACATGAAAATGAAAAAGTATGTTCCTTTCCTAAATATTAATGTGTTTCAATATAAAAAAATTCTAAGAGAGATTGTAGATGAGTAAATTTTTTGATTCCGAAATCATTCAAGAAGAACTTGATGAAATTAACGAACTCCAGAAATCCTTATATGGTAATGTAATGCAATTTCCACACATGGATAGATCTGAACAAGTAGAACACATTGAACTTTTGACAGAATTATTAGATAGACAGAAGGTTATGTATGCTAGACTGTCTCTATCTGATGATTCAGAAGCTATTAAAATGAAAGATTACTTACAAAAGTCAATTCCTTTAATGGGGTTTCCCAAAGGAACTGATATGAATTTGCTCTTTGATGGGATGAAAGAAACAATTTCAAAACTTAAAGACAACATTGACAAATCATAATTAATATATTATAATCTAAACATCTAACAAAATCTAATTAAATCCGAGGTATCTAAATGTCATTTGCCAATCTAAAAAAGCAATCAAAATTAGGATCTTTAACTGCCAAGTTAGTTAAAGAAGTTGAAAAATTAAACACTAACGGTTCATCAGGAGATGATCGTTTGTGGAAACTGGAAGTGGATAAATCAGGTAATGGTTATGCCGTTATTCGATTCCTACCAGCACCAAATAATGAGGATCTACCGTTTGTGAAACTATACAGTCACGCATTCCAAGGTCCTGGTGGTTGGTACATAGAGAACAGTCTTACTACTCTTGGTGGTAAAGATCCAGTATCAGAATATAACTCTCAGTTATGGAATAATGGAACAGATGCAGGTAAGGAAGCTGCTCGTAAACAGAAACGTAAACTTACATACATTAGTAACATCTATGTTGTAAAGGATCCTGCCAATCCTGACAACGAAGGAAAAGTATTTCTATACAAATATGGAAAGAAAATATTTGACAAACTCACAGCAGCAATGCAACCTGAGTTTGAAGATGAAGAGGCAATCGATCCATTCGATTTCTGGCAAGGTGCTAACTTTAAGTTAAAGGCAAAGAACGTAGCAGGGTACAGAAACTATGATAGTTCTGAATTCACTGCTGTTACTCCTTTACTTGATGACGACGACGCACTTGAGTCTGTTTGGAAGAAAGAAAACTCTCTTAAAGAGTTTATTGATGCCGATCAGTTCAAATCATATGATGACTTGAAAAAACGTTTAGAATATGTTCTTGGTAGTAAAAGACCAAGCACTTCTATAGAAGAGGAAGATACTGATCGTGGTGCTGCTGAAGAGTTAGTTACCCCTGCTGTGTCTACAACACCATCATCTGTGAATGAGGATGATGATGATGATGCACTCTCATATTTTCAAAAATTAGCAGAAGAGTAATTAAATTGTTACTCTAGTATTTTCTGTTTTAATTAACTTATCGTTCACGAATTGGGATGACTTTTTATAGGTCATCTCATTTCTTATGTCATTTAAAAATTGTTGTAAATATTCTGCACGAAGAACAAATATATTTCTTTTATCCTCATTTTTATCAGACTCGTATTCATAGTAACTTACCCCTCTTACTGGGTTTAATGTAGCACTACTGGTGTTATCACTATCAGGTAACGGTATTTTAAAATCTTTATCTACTATTTTTCCTTTGGGAAGAACAATTACTTTACGTTCATTCTGTACCTCTGTTGTTACATAATGACGAACATTGTTTATTTCAGTAAGACCATACTTAGATACTGTGAATTCATATAATTCTTTGCTTGATAGTGGCCATTCATCACGAACATTTATAATACCTGCAGTTGTCAGCACCACCCAGTCAAGATTAGATTTCCCATAAAGATCTAAGGCAACCGTGTCTGGTCTATCTCCATCATCTAGTGTAAATTTATTAAAAATAGTAAAAACGTTTTGTAGATCATCACGTATTTTCATTCTACGAAATAAATTTTTTACTGTTACATAACTTCCACTTGATATTCGATTTGAATATGGTGATTGATATTGTAAATTTGGTAGTTCTCTAAAATATCCCATTAGAATCCTGTGCCCTCCTGACCTTCTTGAGTTTCATAATCTTCAGAGTAAATTGGATTCAACTCTTGGAATGATAAGTTTATTTTCATATGAACAGGTGCTGTATTGTCATATGTTGCATATGTTCCTGCACCAGTATAATTCACACCCATATTGAGTAAAGCCATCGGTTTAAATTTATGTAAAAATTCATGATTTCTTCTACCTGTTTTGTAGGTTAATTTAAATACATCTGGTGATTTTATAAAAAGACCAGTACTTTTATCATCTCCCGAACTATTTTTTGCATTCATACTCTTTTTGAAAGTACGAATAATTTTTTTGATAACATTACTTTCTTGTTCATCTCTAGGAACAAGATCAAAATCAAAACTAAAACTTCTTAACTGAACTCCACCAAATAATAATTCCATGTTCGGATTTAATACTGCTCCTGTCTGTCTAGTAAAAACACCAGTGCCTTGTATACCTGCGCCAGGTACAATGGTATTGATTGCTGCAGCTGCGAGGGATGAATTAATCGCTGATGCCGTCATTTCATCAGACAATAAACCACCTGCTTTATTTACAGCCCCACTGGTTAGTGCTTTTATTGCTTCTCCACCAGTATTTTTTTTCATTGCACCACCAACAACTCCAAGAGCACTAGCGGCAAGTCCATTCAAACTATCCTCACCCCAAGACACACCATTTGAGTCGGTGATTGCTTCTGGAATTGGAAGAAAGATATGACCTAATATAATTTCATTATTTTTTATTGACTCTGAACTTGTTTGTACTCGAAGAGATTGTCCAGTACCACTTGCTAAAAATCCTGGTGGTTGATATTCAAGAACCTTTATTTCAAGATAGTCACTATCATTATCCAATCTTGCCATTGGATACCTAAAACTCCCAAATTTTCGTTTGTTACCCTT